AGTTGCGGCAGAAAGCGGCGGTCGCACAGCAGCAGCAGCAACCAGGCTTTGATTTCGGGCCGCCCGACGACGAGGTGACCCAGCAGGCGCTGCACTATCGTCAGGGGCTGGAGTTTGAGCGCAAGCGCGAGAGCGAGCGCAGCAAGGCCGAGGAGCGCCGCATCAATCAAACCGATGCCGCCCTGTCCGCGCTGGCCGCCGCGATCGCGCAATCGCACCAAGGTGTGCTGGCGGCAGTGAGCAAGCCGCGCAAGGCAACCATTCACCGTGATCCGAAAACCGGCAAGGTGATCGGCGCGTCGTCGGTAACGGAGGATTAAATGGCAGACAATATCAACGTCGATCCCGGCACCGGCGTCGGCGCCGTTCCCGTCGCGACCGACGATGTCGGTGGCGTGCAGTATCAGATGATCAAGATTGTCACCGGCGGCGACGGTGTTGCTACCCCGCTATCCAATGCCGCACCGCTGCCGATTTCGGACGCCGGTGGATCGTTGACTGTCGATGGCACCGTTGCGGTCAGTGGCACGGTGCCGGTCAGTGGTACTGTGGCCGTTACCGGCATATCGAGCACGGCACCGGATCGCGGTGCTGGGGCCACCACCTCGCAGACGCTGCGGGTATCGATCGCCAGTGAGCAGGTGGACGGCTCCGAATATGAAACCGTTGCTGCCTCGCAAACCGATCAGGTGATCGGCCCGACGGGAGCAACCGGCGATTTTCTGTCGGCGGTGCTGGTCATCCCGGCCACCACCGCGCCCGGTGTGGTGACGATCAAGGACAACACCACGGCCGTCATCAGCTGGCCCGGCGGCACGCTCCCGAGCGTGATCCCGTTCACGATCTCGGTGGGCGCCAACAGCGTGAACGGCGCTTGGAAAATCACCACCGGCGCCAACGTGTCGGTATTCGCTTCTGGCAACTTTACGTGATGCAATGCCGATAATTTCCAAGCGCAAGCGACTTATGATCACCAATGTTGCCGCTCTTATGGCAGCGGCTGGCGAGAGTGCGGAGTTTCAGCAGTTTCTGACCCGCATTACTGCGCCCAACACTGCACACAAAAATGCTTATCGAACATGCATCAACGGCTTGGTGACTGATGGTGTGTGGACAAAGCTCGATGCATTATATTTGTTTGCGGCGGCTGACTCTGCTACGGCACGCACCAATCTTAAATCGAGTTCCTACGGGGCCACTCTTACCGGCTCTCCGACCTTTACGGCAGATCAGGGCTTCTCGGGTGGATCGACTACCGCCTATGTGAACACCAACCTGAATTCTTCCACGGCCGGCGGCAACGCAACACAGAACTCATTCCATTTTTCGGTCTGGGACAACGCTAACCCCACGCCAGACGCAGGGCGACAAGTTGGCGTTGACGGGGGCGACCAGCAACATATCTACGTCGGTTTTGGCGGAACGACCTACTTCCGTGTGGGTGAAACTAGCGGGATAAGTGTGGGGACCAACTTCTATGGCTTTTATCTCGGCAACAGGTCTAGCTCTAGCAACATTCAAGGCTACTTCAACGGCTCCTCTGTGGTGACCAGCACCAGCAACACATCGAACCCGCTTGACAATGTTAACTGGACGTTTCCTGGGGCAACAAGTTCCGGGTCAGCGGATCCGCTGCTGGGCGGCTCAATCGGCGGGAGCCTGACTTCCGGCGAAGTGCTCGCCCTTTACAACAGAATGCATGCCTATCTGCAGGCGATTGCCGGCATTGCGTAGGCTATCTCAGCGCGTAGTGGTAGGCGATGGCGAACACGTAGACGACGACAAGGAAACAAGTAGCTGCCCGCGCGAAGTGTCCAGGGTCAATCATTGACGGTGAACTGAGTAGCTGGATAGATCGGAAATAATTCAATTCCACCGTCGAGAGTAATGCGCAAGGGGGACTTGGTGCCCTCCCAGCCGGATATTCGGGCCGAGTTATCATAGGCGATACTCGCCACAGACAGCGATTTGCCGTCTTCCTTGAAGAAAACGCTATCTCCGGGGCGCAGGGCGCGGGCGGCGATTTGCATGGAAATCCTCCTAAAAGAGCAAGCAAGGCTGAAGCGACTATCCCACATGTCACAGCCTGTTGCAAATGGATATAAAAAATGGGCGTTACATTAGGCACTTACGGGGCAACCGGAGCCTCTGGCTTCACCACGTTCACTGCGAGCGTGGATACCAATATCTATTACGTTTCGACCAGTGGGAATGACGGGACAGCTGTTGCCAACGACATAGCGCATCCTTGGGCAACACCGCGAACGGCGTTCAACCAGATGCGCGGTGGCTACCCCGATTGGGTTTTGCTCAAGAAGGGTGACACATGGACGAACCAAGCATTCGGTGTTGCCGATCCGTCCAAGCACTACGGGCGTAGTGCAAATGAGCCTCAGCGCATTGGCAGTTATGGTACTGGGGCACGCCCTCGCATCAAATATAGCCAATTTAATACTGATGGTGTATCGGTCAATGTCGCTTTGAGATTAGGCGCAGGTGGATTTCCCCTTGGCCCGACCGGGAATTATTTCGCTGTCACTGGCATACATTTCTGGGCCTATTTGAAAGACGAGTACAGTCCCGACTTAGTTCTCCCCCAACATGATGAGTACAACACGGGGGCGATCTACCATTCAGATGCATTCCAATGGTTCTTAATTGAAGACTGCGTATGTCAAGCTGCGAGTTTGACTATCGACTCCGGCTATTCAAAATATGAAAATCCCGCCGCCGTTCGTAATGGCACGGCCATAGTTAGACGCAGCTTGATCTTCGGCAACTACGGGCAAATGAACCATAAAGATCATGACGGAAACGTCCTTACACCTCCCGCCACATATCCCTCTCTTGAGTATTTCAACTCGTCGGCAGGCATTTACTGCTCCAATATCGATAATTTTGTTTTAGAGGAGTGCCTTCTCGACCATAATGGCTGGGCTGACGCGCTGGGTCCGAATGATGGCGTAACGATAGGTGACGCCGGGGCACAGCGCAACGGGAATAGTCACAACCTCTATGGCCAATACGGCAACGGCATCGTAACGGCTCGCGGAAATATCGTAACGCGGGGTTCCTATGATGGATTAAAAACGCGCGGCGGCGGTAATATGACCGATAACTATTTTGATAATAATCAGGAGGATATGGAAACTTTACATCCAGACTATGGCTTCTTCAATCAATGGCCCACCGCAGATATGTTCATTAGCGACAACGTGTGCAGGCATTTGGCTTCTACCTACCCCAGGGTGCTTGTCGCAGACCCCAGTGCAGCCGCGGTTGCTGCTCCTATCGGGAAGCTGAATATTCTTCGTAACATTTTTGCGCATGCGCCCACAATGGCCGTGGCCTTTGGTGGCTACATCAACAATGTTACTGTTCAAAACAATGTGTTCTTTAGCGTTAACGATGCGATTAATGGCGGTGCTGGGGGAGTTAACTTCATTACTACCCCCAACCAAACTGATCTTAATGGCGACAACACCGAATATAGCTTTTCGGCACCAACACGCGATGCCGCCTCATACAACGGCACACTCGGAGGCACCGCAACGCTCGCGGCGTTTATCACCGAGGTTAAATTGCAGAGTGCAGACAACTGGCGTCCGGCCTACACCGCCAACGCCGTGAACAACTACGTGCGGGCGGGCTTCGGCATGGCCCCCGTGATTATAGCCGAAGCCTCTGCCGGAACCTCGCGCCCTCGCCTTCGCCTGCGATAATGGAGGGCAGGCTATAGAGGATTGCCCATGCTGCTAGCCCTTAATGCATTCAGGGTTGTCAGCACCGGGCCAACACCATCCACCAACCGCACGCCGATCGGCTTGCTGCTCGCACTGACGCGACGGGGCGCTGAGGTAGCACCGCCGGCTACTAACCGCACGCCGATCGGGTTGCTACTGGCACTGACACGCCCGGCCGTTCCAGCCGGGCCGCCGCCGGCCGCGCTGGGTCGCACGCCGATCGGCCTGCTGCTGGCGTTGACGCGGCCGAGCATTCTGACCGAGCCGCCGATCGAGCCGGTGGAGCCGCCGGCCGAAGTCGTGGGAGGTTATGCAGGTGGTGGCGGCCGTGCTGGCCGCGGCCGGATGATCCGCCGTCGCAAGCCCGGCGAACTGGACCTCGAAGCACCGCCGTTATCGCCGTATCCGCCGGATCTGGCACCGCCAGCACCGGGGCCAAAGCCACCGGATTTGTTGCCACCGCAACCCGGCCTGCTGGCCGACATGGTCATGCCGCAGCGTAAGCCGCTCCCGCCTCACGTCGACGAGGATGAGGACGAGATCGCGTTGCTGCTCGAATTGCTTTCGTAAACCGGCGACGACACAGCCGGGCGCACGGGCCGCGCACCAATGGCCCGCATCGCATCCGTCCAGGCGACATTGGGCGTCACGTAGCGCGGCCACGACACGGCCGAAGGAGTACCTATGAGCACAGAACCAGCAGGCGGCACGATCAGCGGTAACAGCACGGATACCAACACCATCACTGATCGGCAGCTATTCGACCACGCCATAAGCTCGCCCGATCCGACGCCGGCACCTTCTACACCGGCGCCATCGGAGCCGTCGTCGCCACCGTCGCAAGGCGCGCAAGCGTCCGAGCAGCCGGCATCGACGCGGCCCGATCTGCAACAGGACGCACAGGCGTCCGGCCAACCGCGAAACCCGCAAGGGCAATTCGCGCCCAAGCCGCAGGGGCAACAGGGACAGCAGCACAATGTGCCGCTGGCGGAATTGCTAAAGGAACGCGACGCAAGGCAGCGTCTGGAAGCGCACGCGGCAGAATTGACGCGCGCGGTGATGGACCTGCAACGGCGCCTCGATCCCCAGCAAGCACCGCAGCAGCCGCAAGGACCGGAAACCATCTTTGACGATCCAAGAACGTATCTGGATCAGAATGTCATGGCCCCTATGCGTGCAGAAATGCAGGCATATGGCATGAAGGTCAAGGATGACATGAGCCGCACGCAAGCCAACATGCAATTCGGCGAGCAGGAGGTGAATGCCGCCCTGCAGCAGATGGCGCAAATCCGGCAAACACCGCAAGGGAATTTTGTGTTCAACCAGATAATGAGCGCAGGACACCCATACGGCGAGTTGGTCAAATGGCATAGGACGGTGCAAGCGCAAGCAGCGATCGGCGCCGATCCGCAAGCATGGTTGCGTCAGCAGCAGCAGACATGGGCCGAGAATGAAAAGGTCCAAGACTACGTCATGCAACTGCGCGCAAAGCGTCTAGGTGCTCAAAAGGGTAATCCGCCCAATGTTCAACTGCCGCCGTCGCTGTCGTCGGTTCGGTCATCATCCGGCCGGATGGACAACGGCGGCGATCTGAGTTCCTCGAGCCTCTACGATTTCGCCATCAAGTAAACCGGCCGCTCGTCCGACACAAAACACCCGCCACACGGCGGGTTTTTTGTTGGGTGCGGTCATAGCAGAAAGGGCACACGGCCATGGCCGTCACCGACATTCAGGCTAACAACAAACTGATCAAGTTTACGCAGCAGATCAATCGCGAGTGGGTACGGGAGAATATGTTTTCTCCGTACATGAGCGATGATGTCAACGCCATCATCCGCCGCCGGATGGAGTTAAAGAGCGGCGGTGAAGTGATGAATATCCCATTAGTTACTAGGCTTGCAGGTGTAGGGGTATCTACAGGCCCCCTAGTAGGTAATGAAGATAAGATAGACGATTATGGAATGAGAATATGGTTAGAATGGTGTAGGAATGCAGTAGTAACTACTAAAGCAGAAAGCCAGAAAGATAGTGCCGACATCTTCGGTGAGGCCAAGCCGCTGCTGTCGGATTGGCTATCGGAAGTCACCCGCGACGAAATCATCGCGGCTCTGATGGCGCTGCCAACGGAGAGTCAGCCGGCGGCCGGCGTTCGCGTCAACGGCATCCAATACGATCTGAGCACGGCGGCGCAACGCAATACGTGGCGCACTGATAACTTGGATCGTATTCTCTACGGTGCCGCGACCACAAACTCGGCAACCGACCACGCGACCTCCCTGGCCAACGTGGACGCCACCGCCGACAAGTTCACCGGCACCAACCTGGCGCTGCTCAAGCGTGTGGCGATGGGCGCCAACCCCCACATCAGGCCGTACAAGACGCGAAGTGGTTACGAATATTTCGTCGCCTTTGCCGGGTTGAATACGTTCCGGGATCTCAAAATGGACAGCGTCATCTTGTCGGCCAACACCAACGCCCGCGCGCGTGAAGGCCGCGAGGTCAACGGTGCTCCCGATAATCCCATTTTCCAGGATGGGGATATCCTGTGGGATGGCGTGATCGTGCGGCTGGTGCCCGAAATTTCGAACTTCGTCACCAACGTCTGGACCTCGCTCAAGACTGCAGGCAACGGCTCGACGCGCGTCGAGCCGGTGTTCCTGTGCGGCCAGCAAGCCGCGGCGATCGCTTACGGTCAGATGGCCAAGCCGACGTTCCGTAAAGAGGACGATTACGGCTTTATCACCGGCACTGGAATCGAGGCCGCTTATGGCGTCGGCAAGATCTTTAAGAAGCACCCCAAAGCTGGAACGAAGTTGGTGCAATGGGGTGTCGCAACCGGGTTCTTCAACTCGGCCACCGATTAAGCGCATAGAGAAAGGAACAGAACCATGGTTGCTAACCTGATGACCAACACGCCGGCCCGCGATAACTTTACCAACGCCACACAGGCGATCGTCGGCCGTCATACCCTGACCGCTGCGGACACACCCGCAGCGACCAAGATCGGCACCATCCCGGCCGGGGCCCTCATCCTCGGCGTTGCCTCGCGGGTGGTGACGGCGGTAACCGGCGGCACGCCGGTTCTCGGCGTCAGCTATGTGGCGACGGGCGGCACCGTGCCGGCGGTCGGCACCTCCGGTAATCTGCAAAACGTGCTGGCGGAAGCGGCCGGCAGCGAGTTGGTGTTTCCGTTGGCGGCGGCAGTGCTGCCGCCAACAACCGACATTGATATTTATGTCGGCACGACGGGTGCGGCGACCGCCGGTGATGTCATTGTCGCCGTGCTGTTCGTCAAGCCGCTGTCATAATGGCCAAGCTAACCTGGCTTGGAAGCACCGAAGGTTATCGGGAGGGGGAAACCCCTCTCGATAGCTGTACGTGGAACGGCGTCTTATTCACGGCCGGCGACAAGGTGGAGATCACTGACGAGTGGATGATCAAGAAGGCGCGGGGCAATCGGTTCTTTCGGGTTGAGGAAAATGCACCCCCACAATCTCCCCAGCCCGAGCAATCACTGCCGATCGGCCTGATCCGGCCAGAAACGTGGACCAACACCCCGCCGGGGCCGTTTCCCGACTATCCGCCGGAACCCGAGGACGAACCCAAGCGACGGCGCGGACGACCGCCGCGCATAAGGGAAAACGGCAATGGCGATCAGTAACTACGGCGAGTTGAAAAGCGAATTGTCGGCCTACCTGTTTCATCAGCGGCTGGCCAATCGCTATGACAACTGCACGCAGCTATTTGAAACCGCGGCCAATTCCCGGCTGCGGGTGCTGCCGATGGAAACCAGCACGCTGCTGACCACCGTCAGCGGCGACGTGGCACTGCCAACGGACTACATCACCTGGCGCACGGTGCGGCCGACCGTTCCCGCAGTCACAACCCCGACCACCGTCCCGCCCTATAATGAGCTTGAATACGTCCATCCAGCCTATCTGCCGCCGGTAGGCCGCGGCTATGATCGACTGTTCACTATCGAGGGCAACACCTTCAAGGTACGCCCAGTGGACGATCGCGTCGGCGCCTATGAATTCCACTACTACCAGAAAATTCCGACGCTGGTCGGTGCCAACGCGACCACCAATTGGTTACTGACAGAGTATCCAAATGCGTATCTGTTCGGCGTGATCACCGAACTTGCCGCCGTGCAGCGCAATGCCGAAATGGCGCAACTCTACAAGGCGCGGCGCGATGAAGCATTCCAGGAGATTATCCAGCGTTACGCCATGACCACTGGCGCCACCTCGCCTGCGGTGCGCACCGCGACCTATTACTAAGGTGACCCCATGAAGCCGACGCCGGTCGAATTCTCCGAGTGGCGGCCCGATGTGGCCACCCTGGACAGCAAGTTCGCGTCGGAGGTGGAGAACGTATTCGCCGGGGTGAATTCCTACCTGCCGTTTCCGTCGCTGCTGCCGTTCAGCGCCACTGCGCTGTCCGACCGGGTGTGCGGGCTGTACTCCGCGCGCACTGCGAGCGGTGGCTGGAAAATCTACGCCGGCACTACCACCAAGCTGTATTCATGGTCGCTCGCCGGCTGGGTCGACATCAGCCGTGCCGTGGGCGGCGCCTATAACGTGCCGCCAACCGAGTTGTGGTCGTTCGCGCAATTCGGCTCGAAGCTTGTAGCGGTCAACATCAACGATGCTCCGCAATACGTTGATATCGATGTCGGCGGCAATTTCGTGGTGTTGCCGGGCTCGCCGCCGCGGGCCGGACACGTCGCCACAATCGGCGAGTTTCTGTTCCTGTCGCGGCTGGAAACCAGCGGCGCCTTTAACAATCGCTGCATCATCTGGTCGGCCATCAACGACATCACGGGCTGGACGGTTGGCACCAACCTTTGCGATATGCAGGAATTCCCGGACGGCGGCCCGGTGCAGGGCGTGGCCGGCGCCGAGGTCGGCTATGTGGTGCAGGATCGCACCATCAGAACGATGCAATTCCTGCCCGGCGACACAACCTACATTTTCAATTTTACTCGGGTGCTGCACGACCGCGGCAGCGTGTCCAAGTACGGGTTTTCGGCCATCGGCAACGTGCTCTATTTTGTCGCCGAGGACGGCTTCTATTCTATCAGCGGCCAGAGCGTCACACCGATCGGCGCCGACAAGGTCAACGAGTGGTTCCTTGCCAACTCCGACGAAACCCGGCGCGATGTGGTTCACTGCCTCGCCGGGGTGAACAAGCCGCGCATCGTGTGGGCGTTCCACGCATCATCGGCAAGCCCGATGTATGACAAGGTGATCATTTTCGATTGGTCGAATGGGCGTTGGACCAAGGCCAGCGAAAGCGCCCAGGTGTGGGGCCTGCTGTCGTCGGCCGGGCTCGACCTCGATACCACTGGGCCGGAAGTTGACGACGCACTGCTTGACAGCGCCGCGCATGGGCTCGACAGTTTTGCCTACAGGGGCGGGCGCCCGTCGATCGGCGCGATTGACGAGGATGGATTTCTTTCCACGCTCGCCGGGCCCAACCTGCCGGCCACGATGGAAACCGCGGAAACGCATCTGGTGCCGGGCCGCCGCGCCTTCGTCGATGAAGTGTACCCGATCGATGATGCCACCTCGAGTGCGCCGGGTTCGATCACAAACGGCACCCGCGAGAGCTTGGGTGCGACGCTGGAATGGACGCCGCCACTCGACATCGAGCCAACGGTGGGATCGGCGTTCGTGATGACCTCGGCGCGGCTGCATCGCTTCCGGCGCATGATCCCGAATGCTTCCCCCTGGACCCATGCCCAGGGGGTGGCGGTCAACGTGCAGCCTGATGGTGATGGCGTCACGCTATGACCGAGGATCTGCGGCCACCGTACCGCATACAGTTTGACAACGCCCGCGACCCCTACACCGCGCGCAATGCGCTCGGTATTGCGGGCACCGGCGCCGGCCTGATCACCTCGGTGACCTCGCCGCTGGCGGTCACCGGCGGAAACCTGACGATCGATCTCAGCGGCTATCAATCGCTCGTGGGTGTCACCGACGGCAGTAATGCCGCGGCGGGTGTGATCGGCGAATATATCGAAGCCAGCACCGCCGCCACCAGCGTTTTGACGCCATCCACATGGCAAACGGCGGTTACCATCGCGCTGTCGGCGGGCGACTGGGACGTGAGCGGCGGTGTGGTGTTCAGTGTCGCGGTCGGCACCGGCGTTGTTCAGGGTTACATCTGCACCGGCGCATCGCTCGCAAGCGGTGCGCCTATTGGCTCGCTAGTGAGCTTCAATAGTCACGATGCCTGGGTGCAGACTACCGGCCTTGTTGTGGCTTCGGGTATGCAAAGGTTCTCACTTGCTGCACCGGCAACGGTTTATCTGCAGATGATCTGCTACATTTCGGCGGGATCGATGTCGATCACTAATTCTCACGTTCGGGCACGAAGGATAAGATAATGGCACTCGATTACAATGCTTCGGCGGCGCTGATGAAAGACGCGGAATTCATCGGCCGCGTCAAGGTGGCGTGCTTGAAGTTCGCAACGTACATCAACGGCGAGCCGACCAACACGCCCGCGCACAACACCCGCATCAAGTGGGCGAGCAACACCATGTTAGCGCCAGAGGTGGCGGCCGTGCAGGTCACGCCGGTGGCGGTGATGGATCAGGCGGTACAAGGGGCGGGCGGTACAATCGATGATGCCGGGCTGCAGTCAGCAGTAGAGAACGCCATCAACAAGATGCTCTGAGGGATCACACTCATGCCCGGTGAAAATATCCAGGATTGGTCGGTTACCGCCGTCAACAACGGCAATTCCGACACCTCGATCAATTGGGCCGAGGGACAACCGCGCGCGAGCGTCAACAATTCCGCACGCTCGATGATGGCGGCGCACGCCAAGGATCGAAATCTCCACAATGGCTCGATTGTCACCGGCGGCACCGCCAACGCGCAGACGTTTACTTCCGGCGTGACCTACACCACGGTGCCGACCGGCTTGCGCGTGCTGCTCAAGATCGGGCCGAGCCTGACCAACACCGCCACCGCCACGCTGGAAATGGATGGCCTCGGCGCGGTTGGGATCAAGACCATGTACGCAACCGACCTGATCGGCGGCGAACTGGTGGCGGATACCTACGCCGAGTTTGTCTACAACGGCACCAACTGGGTATTGCTGCGGTCCAAGCAGAGCGCGACGCCGCTGGGCACGATCACTGCCAGCGGCGCGGCGAGTGTTCAATTCACTACCAGTGGAATTGCCGCCTATGACGAATGTCTTGTCGTGCTTTCCGACGTGGTGCCGGCGACCAATTTGGCAACGCTGGTGATGCAGATCAGCCTCGACAGCGGGGCGACGTGGAAATCCGGCGCAACCGACTATTTCTATGCGGCCAATTTGTTGAGCAGTGCTGGCACCAACTTGGCGGGCGGTGCCGAGGGAACCATCTGGTATCCGTTGACGGGGCCATTGAGCAATGCTGTCACCTGTTCGGTCGGGGGCGAGGTGCGGTTGACGGCACCACACAGCAGCAAGCTCAATCCCATCAATTCGTCCCTGGCGTATTTCGACGCCGTCCATCTGTATCTGGTCACCAGCGCCGGCATGTATATTTCCGCGGCATCGCCGATCAACGGCATCCAATTCCTGATGTCATCCGGCAACATTGCCTCGGGCACGTTCACGCTCTACGGCATCGCCAAGTAACGTGCAGCTGCTGCCTATTCCGATGACCGACGAGGCATTGGCGCGCACCGCCGGGCACTGGTCGCAATTCCTGCCCGCCATTGCCAAGCGATCGAAGGAAACGGTTCTCACCCTGCTGGCCAAGGTGGAGCGCAAGGATGTGCAGCCGATCCTGATTTGGGACGAGGACGCGCTGCGGGCGGTGGCGCTGCTCGGCATCACCTATCACCGCCGCGGCGATGACCTGATCGCTGAACTCGTCTGGACGACCGGCCACAGTCGCAAGGATTGGCAACACCTGATCGGCGAGCTTGAACGCTATCTCAAGGAACACGTTGGCTGCGCTGTTATCCGCCCGATATGCCGGCCGGGCTGGAAACCGTTTCTCAAGCAGCACGGCTACCACGAAACCCATGTGATGATGGAAAAGGTGCTCTGATGGCATCCAGCGGTGGACAGACTCCTGTCACGCAGCAGACCACGCAAACGAAAGATCCGTGGTCGGCGGCGCAGCCTCATCTAGTCGAGGCAATGAATAATGCCCAGGGGTTCTATCAGAACAGCTTGGGATATCAGCCCTATACCGGCTCGACGCAAGCGGGGCTGGACCCGCTGACATCGCAATCCATGCTCGCGCAGCAGAATATTTCCCAGCCCGAGCTTGGTGGGTCGATCGGCATCAATGCCGCGAGGCAACTCGGGACGCAGCAGATCCAGACCGCCGGGCAGCAAAACCCGTATCTGCAAGCCATCCTCGATACGTCCAACCGCCGGATTGGCGACCGCATCAATTCCAGCATGAGTGGTGCCGGCCGCTACGGCTCGGGCCAGCACACCGACGTGATGGCGCGGGCGCTGGCCGAGAGCGCAAACCCGATCCTGGCGGAGGACTACAATCAGGGCCTGCAACGCGCGGGCCAATGGGCGCAGCTGATGCCCACGCTCGACCAGGCGCGATATGCACCGGCGCAAAGCCTGATGGCGCTCGGACAATACAATCAGGAGCGCGCACAGAAACAACTCGACGATCAGATTAAGCTGTACAACGCACAGCAAGCCTACCCGTGGGAAAATCTTGCCCGCTACAACGCAATAAGTGGCGGCGCGGGAGCGTTGGGCGGCAGCATGGTGGGCACGCAGACCACCCCGATCAACCAGCCCTCGACCATTCAGAAACTGCTCGGCGGCGGCCTGGCGGGTGCCGGCATCGGAGCCTCGTTTGGCGGGCCGGTGGGCGCCGGCATCGGGGCGCTGGGCGGCGGCCTGCTCGGAATGATGTGAGGTAGACCATGCCAACCAGCCTTTGGGATATGTTCCAGCCGCAGGATGCTGCCGGACAGGCGACCGACTTTGGCGGTGCGCTGCAAAGCCGGTCCAATTCCCTGATCGGGCTCGGCATGGGGATGCTGCAGCCGAGCAACCCGCTGCGCGGCCAGAGCACCTGGGGCAATGCCCTGGAAGGCTTCCAGGGCGGCGCGCAGCTTGATGCCCGCACGGCAACGGCGGCAGCAGAGCGTCGGCAGCGCGCGGCGGAGGCGGCGATGGCGCGCAGTCAGCACGCGGCGGATCGCGCGCAGGCCCAAGCTAATTTCGAGCGCACGTTTGCGCGTAGCGATCCTGCCAACGCCCCGACCGAATTCACCCGGGCGGCGCGTGACCTCGGGCTGACCCCCGGCACGCCGGAGCATGCACAATTTGGCAAGCAATGGTATTCCACTAAATCCGAGGGCAATCTTGCCGCGCAGGCCGAGCAGCGGCAGACCATCGCTAAAAATCTTGGGATGGACCCCAATGATCCGAAGGTAAAGTACTGGATTGCAGGCGGCGGCGCGCTCAACGAGGAAGGCAAGCCGCTTCCGGCTGAAACGTCGGCCCGTGTAGCAATGGGGGGGAAATTTCTTGATGAGGCTCCGGTTATTCGCTCGCAAATCGCAAGCGGTATGGCAACCGATAGCATCACGGGGAAAGTCAAAACGTATCTCAATATGGGCGATGAGGGTGCGCTTGCCGCCAAAGTCAAATCTGGTGCCGAGGCGTTGCTCCGTGCATTGACCGGAGCCGGGATGAGCATTCCAGAGGCGCAAAAATACGTTGCGCGCTATGAAATCCAGCCCACCGACAGCAGCACCCGGATGCTGCAAAAGTTTGACCAGCTTCACGATGAATTAAAACGGTCGGAGGAAGAAGCCTTCCGAGGCCGGGGCGGTATCCCGCGCGACGTATTGGAACGCCGAAGAGCCGCACATGCAGCGGCAGCGGCGGGCCAACCGCCGACTGCTGTTACCACCGAAGCGACCTCTAGCGGGGTGCCACCAACTGCGGGCCGTGGCGGATCGGCCCCGCAGCGACCGGCCAATGTACCGCAGGGTTCCTATTACAGCCCAAGTCGCAATCAGTGGAAATTGCCTGATGGAACGATCGTAGATGCAGCCGGGAGGCCGATCTAATGGCCGACGATTGGTTTGTGCCCGATGCTCCGCAAGGGCCGGCAAAGGCTGGCGCTGCCGATGATTGGACATTGCCAGCGGCTGACGATGACGTGAGTGCCGGCATGGTGTTGCGCGGCATTCCCGTACTTGGGGCCTACATCCCGCAGGCGGAAGCTGCGATCCGAGCGGCTGCACAACCGCTGACCGGCGTTGGCAAGCCGGGGGCGTCATGGTCTGAACGCTATGCGGCCAACTTGCCAGAACGGCAGGCCCGCTATGAACAAGTTGAAAAAGACCAGCCGATTGCATCGACGGCGGCGCAGATGCTTGGCGGGGCGCTGGCCACGGCCCCGCTAGGGGCAACCGCGCTCGGCGCCAAGATGCTAGGAGCGGCTCCCATAACGGCTACCACGCTGGGCGGCAAGGCGCTGCAGCTTGGCGGTAACGTAGCTCGCGGGGCGGCCTCTGGGGCTGGCATTAGCGCCGCTGATGCGTTGGCGCGGGGAGAGGATGCTACCACGGCGGCCGAAATTGGCGGCGGCCTCGGGGCGGCGCTTCCGGTGATCGGATCAGCGGTCGGCCGCATTGGCCGGACGGCGAGGGGATATCTCGGCTCACCCACGGCCGACGAACTCAAGCCAGCGGTTGATGCCGGCTATGCCGCCTTGCGGGCGGCAGACCTCGAAATCAAGCCGCAAGCGATCCAGAGTGCTGTCAACCGGATCAGGGTCGATGCGGAAGTTCACCCCAAGCTGACACCGCAGGTTAGCGGCGTGCTGGACGATGCCGCCAACAAAGGCATCATGTCGCCGCTCACCGGGGGCAGCGGCGGCGTTAAATTCGATGATCTCGATAGCTTGCGCAAACAGCTTGGCGCGGTTGCGCGCAATTACACCAACCCCACTGAGCAGAAGGCGGCGCGCGATGCCATGCGCGGCCTTGACGATTATCTGGCCAAGATTTCGCCCGCCGATGTCTTAAAGGGCGATGCTGCGCAGATCGCTAAACTGGCGGCTGAAACCCGTGCCAATGCGGCGGCGGAATTCCGCTTGCGGGCAATCGACAGCTTGCGCCAGCGGGCTGAGGATCAGGCGGCATCGGCGGCATCCGGCATGAACGTCGAGAATGCTTACCGGCAGCAATTGCGGGCCTTCATCCGCCCCAATAACAAGGGGATTTCTCCGGCAAAGAAAGAAGGCTTCACCCCGCAGGAAATCCAGCGGCTGCGGGTGGCAACCCGCAGCACGTCGTTTCCAAATATGTTGCGGCTGGTCGGTAATGCCTTGGGTGGTGGCCATGGGATCATGGCAGGGGCCGGGCTCGCTACGGCTTACGCGACGGGTGATCCGCGCTATGCCGCAGCAGTCGGTGCTGGCTATGGCGCGCGGCGACTGTCCAACGCCATGATGCGAAGCCGCGCCGAAATGCTGTCGCGCATGGCCGGCGCCCGCTCGCCATTGGCAACCTCCATGGGCGTTGGCGGGCCTACGGGACCGGCGCTCAATCTTGGCCCAGCGCAAGGGGCGATACTCGGCGGCGCTCCTTCACTATTCGATATGCAATAGGAGGCGGCAATGGTTGAGCGGCTCATCTATGCGCTGATTTATTTGTGCGGCCTCGCGTTGTGTTTCTACTTGATCGTCTGGGTGCTGGGCGCAATCGGAATTGTGCTTCCGCACATGGTGGTCGTGATCCTCGGCGTCGTTCTGGTGCTGGTGGCGATCCTGATCCTGTGGCGGCTGTTCGCCGGTTCGGGCATTCCCTTGTGGCCATCGTGAACCAGGAGCGGTTTGTCGGCATCGTCGTCGGCGTGACCACCGTGGCCATAACCTTGCTTGTGCTCGGGCAGTTTGAGCGCCATGCGGCCAGCGAAACTAACCCCCCGCTGCCGCACTCGGATTACGACCGCAAGCTGAACCGGCTCGACCGCCAGGGCGTCGAGGCGGCCTACCGAAGCCGGGTTGCGCTGCTGTTCCAGAACTGGATGACCGACACCAATCAGGCCAGCCAAGACCGGGCGCTGCGCGGCCATCGCAACGCGCGCGAAATCTACATCAAGGTGATGTCGGGAATAGACGCCCGCGACCCTCCAACCGATGAGGACTTAAAATAATGCCTGTCACCATTATCAACGGGCCGACGATGGCACGCGATGGCACAGTATCGACCGCCATCGATGTTTCCTTGGGCACGATCATTCGCATTTTCGTGCCGCCGGAATGGACCTATGCGCCGCTGTCGTTCTTGCTCTCGCCCGACAATGTGTTGCCCTATGCTACAGTCTGTCATTCCAACGGCCGCGAGCGAGTACTTGACGTACAGGCAAACTCAATGGTGCTGGGCACGATCGTTCCGGGTGGCTGGCTCAAGTTTCAATCAGGATATGCTACAAAACTAATTCCGCAGCGGACCTCGGTTGCGTTTCGGGTAGCGGTGCTGACTTGAGCGAGGCCCCCGAATTCCTGCTCACGATGCGGTCGATCAGCGGATTGGCGGAACAGCCGGGCACGGCTGACAATCCGCGCATCCTGGCCATGGCTGACGAGATTGCGCGCATTTTCCCCGACATGAAATCCTATTGCGACCAATACAATTCTGACGCCATACCATGGTGCGGATTGACGGTGGCCTATTGCATGGCCAAGGCCGGCATCCGGCCGCCGTTCGGCGACACTGACACCGATAAATTTCTGTGGGCGCGAAGTTGGGCCGACGATCCCGACTATCAGGTGATAAAAACGCCGCGGCTGGGCTGCGTGGTGGTATTGACGCGCTCGGGTGGAGGGCACGTCGCACTGTACGAAAGCACGTCAGGCAGCAACTACATGCTGCGCGGAGGCAATCAATCCGATGCAATCGGCCTGGCAGCGTTTCCTAAATCCAATGTGGTCGCGCTGGTCTGGCCCCGCGAGGGCGGCATTCCGCCACCGATCGAGCCGCCCTCGGCGACTAAGCCAGTTCTGCGCAAGGGTTCGAAAGGCCCTGACGTGGTCCTACTCCAGACCATCTTACCCAAATGGATTGACGGAGATTTTGGGACGACCACCGAGGCGCTTGTTAAGGAATTCCAAAGATCGGAAGGTCTAGAAGACGACGGTATCGTGGGCCCCGACACATGGGCGGCGCTGCTGGATGAAGAAGGGCCACCATCGCCATCGACGGAAGGCTGGATCCACGACATCACGGCGACCGTGTTCGGCAATTTCGAGGGCGAGCAATCGGCCTATGGCGGCCAGTTGAACGATGCCGAGCCGTTCGTGGCGTTGCCGGATCGGTTCGAAGGCCCGCGGCCTGATGTCGAGGTGATGAACGAGGACGGGGAGATTTTCCCGGCGACGATCGAGGACGTTGGCCCGTGGATGACCGACGACCCCTATTGGGACAAGGGCACGCGGCCGATCGCCGAGCAGTGTTACGCCAGCAAAACACCGATCCCATCCGGGCCGCAGAAGGGACGAGTACCGAGCAACCCCGCCGGCATTGATCTATCGCCGTCACTGGCGCGGTCGCTCGGGATTGACGGCATGGGCCGGGTATCGTGGCGGCTTATCCCTTAGCGGCGATGGCAATTGCGGTGATCTCGTCCATTGCCGCCTGCAGCTGCTCGATCTTGACCTGTAGATCGCCGATGTAAGCCTCAATCACTTGCGGCTCGTCGAGGTGGTCGGCGACGTTGAACGGCTCCTCCTCGTCCTCTGCTTGGTAGTCCTCTGGCTTGCTCATTGGTTTTCTCCATTGGGTAGTGGCCCGCCGATGGAAGTGGGTCCACCACCGGCGGGCCTATCGGCTGGGTTCGACGGGTGTTTGGGCCCAGCCAATTTCAACGCGCGTTCCAGCTTGATGTTCTCCTCAGCCAACCGCAGTAGTTCGGCGCGCAGTCGTTTGATGGTTTCGCTAGCGGTGCTCATGGCTTGAGCCTCAGCGCGCGACGGGCAAGCAGCACACACCCCGGTTCACCATCCATCATCGCCTGTAGCGCCTCGCGCAGCCGCTCGTTCTCCAGCATCGCCTTTGCAAGCTCGACCGTGCCTTCCTCGCGCAGCCGCTCGATCTCGTCGGCGGCCTCTTTGGCAAAGAACCACGCCTTCGGAGAGCGCATCCGCTCGACAATGTCGGTCATGGCTTTGGCTCCAGGGCGCGGCGGGCCTGTGCATAGACACGCTTGCAGCATTCGGCATCTTCGTATTGCTTGAAATGCTTGAGTATGTCCGTCAGCGCCGCCCGCAGCCGCTCGATCTCGTCGGCGGCCTCCTGTATCGACAGCAATATGCTGAGGCCATTTGGGTCTTGCGAGCGCAGCCGCTCGACAATGTCGGTCATCGCAGCGGCACCGCGCAGCCGAGCAGCACGATTGCTAGCAGCGTGCCGCAGGCGATGCAGAACAGTACCCAGCCAAATGCCGGCGCCCATTGCGGGATCATGCTAGTCACCGTCGCTTCTCGGTGGTGCCATCCATCTTGCGCTTGAATGGCCCGTCGCGGTTTGTCCGAAACCCTCCGCGCTTACGGATACCGCGATGCTTACGTCGGATGCGCCGGCCTTTTGCAATAGTAGCGATATCCACTCTAGTTTTTTCTCGATGGCATCCGCGCAGCATGCAAACACAATTCTGCAGTGTACTGTCGCGGCTGGTGTCCCAGGGAATTCGATGATCGTAGTCGATTTGTCCGACGACAAGCGGTCTTCCGCATCCACACTCACACACCCCTCCTGCTCGTTCGTAAGCCTGCTCCTTGACCTTGGCCGTGAATTCAACGCGCATGATCGGCCACATCGTCGGCAAATTTGACGCCGCGCTTGGTGCCTTCGGCAAGAATGAATTCCAAGAAGCTCACCATATCGCGCTTCAACATTTTGGATGACTGATTGCCGTAGGGGATGAAGCCGTTGCCGTCGAGCGATGGCAGGAATTCAATCTCCTGGCCCCAAGCATGCAGCAAGATCGCCTTCCAGCGTTCCGGTTCATAGAGCTTGCCGGCATGCACAAGCTGCTGCGAGAATTCGGTCAACATCGCCCACATCTTGGCGTTCTGCTCCGACGAGCGCCGCTCGCCCTCCTCCTGCACCATCATCTTGTAGGCGTGGCCTGATGTGAACGACTGTTCGGCTAGCCGGGAGAATTGATCGAGCGGTTGCATGCTGTGCCCATCCCAAACGAAAATCATGCCGCCGCCCTCTGCCCATAGGCGCGCACGCGCGCGACCATGGCCTGGAGTTCGTTGTTGAACCGAGCGAGTTCATCCATCAGTTTGTCGATGTAGTCTTCGTCGCGCTCGGCACGTTTCACGAACATCGGCATGCCCGGCCAATACACGCAGAGATCAACCCACTTGCGGCCGGTGACCAGCAGCGCGCCCTGACACTGCGCTATGTGCTCGGGCGGGAAGCGGTCGGCGTCGTGGGTGGCGATAAGCAGTTCGGGCTTTTGCGTCTTAAGTTCCAGCACCCCGTCGTCGCCTAGCAACGCATCCGGGCTGCAGCCGACATAGGTGCGGCGCACAAACCCCACCCGCGTCGGCCGGGTATTGTTCCAGCCGAAGATGTAGTTGGCGCGGGCCTCATCCTCCATGGCGTTGCCGCGTTCCATTTCGGGCGATTTGAATGTTTCGGCCGGCTGGCCGGTGATGATCTCGCCGGCAAGGCGGCGCATGTAGGTTGCGCGTACCTTGCCCTCACCCTTGGCCAGCACCTGCGAAAAGCAGGACGCGGTTGGAATTCCCAACCGCGCCTGGAACCATTCCGGCGATCCCTGCACGCAGTCGATGATCTCCACCGTCATTGCGTTTTCCACTTTGCGGCGCCCGGCTTCTTGGGCCATGCGATGATTTCCTGCCGCAGCCTGTCAAACAGGGATGCGGGCACTTCGGCGAGATTGTCGTGGCCAAGCGTCTTGACCAGCGTTTCAACCCACTCCTGCTGCACGTCGGGATCGCAGTATTCGCGCGCCTTCTCCCAAACGAATTCCATCTGCTCGGCGTTAAGCAATTTTTCCGTGCTGTCCTTGCCATTGGAGCGGTTGGCGGCGTTGGCATCGTCATCCTCATCGGCGGCAATGCCGATCAGAGCAGAGAGCGAATAACGGCGCGCGTAGGTTAATGCCGAGCCGATCTCCTGCGGCCGGCCGGACATCGGCAGGGGGTGCTCACTGGCGATCCACTGGCCGGACGTATGCAACAGCCGCGTATGCAACACGCCATCGCCAATCGTCTGAACGATGGCGAGGCCGTTGGCGGATAACGGCTTGCGCGCGGCATCGAAGATGGCGGCTAGATCGGCATATTTCGACTTAAAATGCGGATTGATCCGGTTCATGACGGCATTTTCCATCATGCCCTGCGCCGCGGCCAAGGCGGCGGCCAACTCACTGATTTGCTCGGATGTTTTCATGGCTCCGTTCCGTCCGATGTCATGGTGTCCAACTCGGCGTCCTTGCGGGCCTGCTCGACCTGCTCACGCAGTTCCTTCACGCGCTCGCGGTCCAGCGGCATGCCCATCCCGAACTCGGCGATTTCGAGCCGGATCTGGAGGGAGCGAAAGTGCTGTTTGGGTGTCATGTCAGCGGCCCTCCTGCCGTGTCTTCCACTCTGACTGTGTTTCGCCGGTGAAAGGATTGTGCTTGCCGTGCCAAGGCAGGTTTTCGAGTTTGTTCCCCGAATGAATTTCATTCCAAGCTATTTTGGTCGGCATCAGGAAATCCGAAAACGACATCTGCTCAGCGCGGGCGAGGGCGACGGCGGCAATCAGCAAGGTTGCGATGGTTTCGCGGGTGTCGCCCTTGGACAGCCCCTCCATGGTGCGCAGGATGGTGTCGGCGTTCTTGGCGATGCGGCGCTCGATGTGTTTCGGTGTCATTTGTCCTGCTCCTCGTTGGCGATGACTGTGTGTATGTCACAGCCTGTGACCAATGTAAAGGGGGTCACCCAGCTATTTTTACCGGTGCGGCGTGCGTCACCACCGCACCGGGTCACTGTTGCGGGAGCCTTACGAGGGCGCTATATTACCACAACTTGAAACCCGCAACAGGTCGTGATAGGGAGCAAGCATGCGAATTAACTTCGCCGGCGAAGCGATCGACGTTCTAGGCGGCAATATCGCCGTCGGTAAGCTGTTCGGGCTGGATTACCGGGTGGTGCTCAACTGGCGAACGAGGGGCTTTCCGCCCGACACCTACGCGGTGCTGGCGCCCGCGCTGACCGCCAAGGGCTACGAATTCAGCCCCCTGCTGTTCGCCCAGAAGCTGCACGCGGCGCAATTGCACGAACTCTCCCGCCCCAAGCAACGCAAGCGGCGCAAGAAGTCAGCGCCGGCAATAGAGGACCGACAGCATGGCTGACCGATTGCACGACCTCGTCGTGGGCCTGCAGCGCATGGCCGAGGGCGCCCGCGCCCGCAGCGATGACCTGCGCTACATCCAGCAGCGCGAAACCGATGCCCATGTCGAATGGCTCGGTGATCTACTGACCATGGTCGAAAAGGTGAGATCGGTCCTGTTGCAAGAGCGGGAGGCGTTCCTGCCGCAACCCGAGCGGCCGCAGCAAATTCCGCAAACTCCGCAGCAAACTCCGCAAATGCAGCAACTGCCCAAGGATGTGCCCCACATGACCTCGATGCCGCGGGTGGTCGCCAAGGGTCCACGGGAAGCCGCCGGGTGATCTGGGTCACACTGACCCCCATCGAAATCGAATTCTGCGACCTTCTCGCCGTCGACATCCAGGCGGCGCGCCGAGCCTCAGGCTCGCGCCACACCAACAATCGCCGCGTCACCCCCTCCCAGGCCCTCGCCGGTCAGATCCTCGGCACCCGCACCGAGTGCGCAGCCAAGACCTACCTCTGGATGACAGCCTGGCACATCGAACTGCTGCAGCAGATCGTCACCGATATCTGCGACCTTGAGCACCCCCGCATGCTCATCGATGTCAAAGGCGTGCCGTTCCACGATCGGCAACTGATCTCCCCCGCGGCCGCCATCAAGCGATCGTGGGCCTACCTGCTGGTGTCGGCGCAGGAGCACCCGCGCTACTGGATCCGGGGCTGGTGCCGGGGCGAGGAACTGGCCGCGGCGCCGCTGGTCGAACTACAACCCGACCGCTGGTGCCACGCCTTGCCGGCCGGTGTCCTGCGACCGCCGCATGAGTTGTACAACCTCATGCGGTTGTAAATTTCCGGTTTTTTCCGGTGAACAAACTCGGTTTGTTCCGTTGCCGCACCTCTGCAAGCAAGTAAGGATCAGTGGCTCGCGTGCGTGCTTCGGCGCTCTTTAATGGCGCGCCCGCACGCGAGAATAAGAGGCGTGCAAGACCAACCTTAAGTACTCCCCAGAGGAAGACCGGCCCCTACAGCAAATAAGCCGGTTATGCCCCGCCGGAACCGCTCCCGACGGCCCGACTGCGCAGTCACAGCGTTGAGGGATAAACGGCCAAATACTCCCCCGCTACAGATCAACGGATGATCTGGGGTAGGCGTCAGGGCCACGACACGGCTGGCCGATAAAACGGGGCTGTAATTGTGATCCCTGACCTACCGCCACACTTGCAAGCGGTAGGGTAGGGTTACGGGAGCCAGGATTGCAAGCCAAAAGTAACCAACTGGTTACTTAGCGAGGAGGAAAGTCAATGAATACCGCAGGTTATTGGTTCAAAAGGGAAGAACAGGACAAACGATATCCGCCCCGCCGATGCCCCGACCCAACCCCGCCCGGCCAATCCTTCGAGGAACTCACCGCAAAGCACGGCCGGCCAAACGGACCCTTCGATAAGGAACGGCAATTGCCCTACAGCGCGGTGGAGCGACCATGAAGGGCTACGTCATCATGGCCAAGGAAAACTACCCAGGCGCCAGCATCAAGGAAATCTGCCGTTGTAACGGTAACGCGCAGGATATCCGCAATGCCCTCGCCGACTACACCGTCACCGGCTCACAAGGCACTCGAATATATAAGTTCAACCACGTTGAAATCCTTGAGCTTTCCGCCCGCAAGCCAAAGGAGGAACGCGCCCAAATGAAAAAGCCCCATAAGAATATCCGTTGCATTCCTGCAAGCGAGGAACCAAAGATCATTGCAAATTTGCAAACGGTCTTCGCTCAGATCGACGCCATGAGGGCAGGCAATGGCGAGCAAACGGCGCCGCAAGGGCAGGCCGCGCAAGACCGGCCTGCGCTATCGCAACGGAAATCTGAGGCCGAGCAGCCATGAACCAGCGGTTTCCCCCGCGGCGATCGCGGCCACGCAGCCACACCGCCAAGGCCTTGGAGATCGTGCGGTTGACGCGGCGGCCGAGAGCGAACTCGGGCGGCTGGCCCTTCGCGGTCAGATCAGCGCGCTCCAATACCTCGCCGGCCAACGCTACGCCGCCCAGTGGCGAGCCTACCTCGCAACCCTGGATGGACCCCGACGGCTGGGCAGCAACGGTGGCCATGGAGGAGATTCGCACTGCCTTGGCTGTCCTACAGCAAGCGACCGAGAAAAATGCGCCTGTGACCTCGCCAGGCGCTTGTGGAGGCGTTCCACCTTCGCCCTCGCGGCCGCCGGGCCGGAAGCCGTCCAGATGATCGCCAGGGTGGCGTGCTGGGATGTGCCGTGCCCGCCGTGGGCGCTGCCGGTGCTGATCTGTGGATTGGACGCGCTGGCAGAAAGTCTGGGATTGACAACGCGGAACAAATCGCGGCCTGTGGAAAACCTCAATCCCGACTATGTCCGATAAGCCTCGCATCGATTGGATCGTCATCGGGCTGTGGCTCGATGCGGTCGTTGTCGTCAGCTATGTGGCCTACGTTCTGCACGTCGGGCTGGTGATCCGGTGATGTTCTACGTCGGGCTCGATCACGCCCATCACGCCGCCCACCTCGACCGGGCATTCATCAGCATTAACACCGTGCGCGGCCGCAAAAAGCCGGTGCCATCGGATGATTGGATCCTCGATAGCGGCGCCTTTCGGGAGATCGAGCAGTACGGCGGCTACCGCCATGAGCCGGCCGCCTACGCCGCCGAGGTGAACCGGCTGGCGCGGATCAATCCCGGTCTGCGCGTAGCGGTGTCGCAAGATTGGATGTGCGAGCCGTTCATGCTGGCGAAGACCGGCCTCGACGTGGCCGAGCACCAGCGCCGCACCATCGAGCGGTATGATGCGCTACTGCCGCTGGTGACCGTCACCCTGATGCCGGTGCTGCAGGGCTATTCCCTGCAATCCTACTTGGACCACCTCGACCAGTACGGCGACCGGCTGCGCGATGGCATGTTGGTCGGCGTAGGTTCGGTGTGCAAGCGCAACGTCGATATGCGGACGATCGAGGCGATTTTGTCGGCCATCAAGCGCAAGCGGCCTGATCTGCGGCTGCATGGGTTTGGGATCAAGATCACGGCGCTCGGCAGCGGTGTGGTGCGCGATTGCCTGTATTCGGCCGACAGCATGGCCTGGAGTTTCGCAGCCCGATACGAGGGGCGTGACGCCCACGATTGGCGCGAGGCCGCGGCCTACGCCAGGCGGGTCGAGGTGATGCCCTACCAGCATGGATGGGCGTTTTGACCCCGGCCAAGCTGATGCATGAATTGCGGAAGGAGCGGCGGCGCCGCGGCATTCGCCTGAGTGATCTGCAGCAGGCGGTCGGCTATCACCGCACTGCGATCGGCAACTGGGAGCGCGGCCGCTACTCGCCGCCGTTGGTTGCGGTTTACGATCTATGCCAGGCGATCGGCGTGGAGTTGAGAATTGACTTAGCCTAACCCAGGAATGTGCGACCTCCTCGCGCTGGCGCCTGGGATAGCGGCCGGCGGCCCCATATCCAGAGCGGCCGCCGGCTCGTTTCATGGGGGGCAGCATGACGAGCCATCACGCGCCGCACGACCACGACTACGATGGGCGCCCGCCGGTCGGCTGGCAGGATGACGATGTGCTGCTGGAGCGGCTGTGCCGCTGCCATCCCGAGCGTATCCCGGATGAATTGAGGGCGAGGTTTCAAACCGATTACATGCGTGCGCGCGCGCCTCTTGTGGCTGCTGCGCTATCGCTACCTGCAGCTTAATCTGCCCATGTTAAGATTTTCAGTTCGATTTGAGGGGCAAGATCAACAGCCTAGCCGTGGCCGTGTAGTTTAGCCTCGGCCGTGGCCTAGCGCCGGCGGTTCGTCCCACAACCCTAGGACCGCCGGTTGGTTACTTGTGCTTGCGGGTCGGCTTCTTGGCCTTGCTCTTGGCTGGGCGCCCGCGCTTCACATGCTGCTTGCTGGCCGAGGCGCGGTTGGCCTTCTGGGTGTGCAGCGCCTGCTTGTCGTCATCGGCCTCGATCTTGGCCTTGCTGTCGTCGGCCTGGGAGCGCCGGTTGGCGTCGTCCTGCTTGGTTTGCTGCTTGGCCTCCTTCTGATGCTTGGCCTCATAGCCGGGTTCGTGCTCGGGTGCGCGCTTGGCGTCCGCGGGCTTTTCGGGTTCGCGTCGTTTCGGCTCCGGGGTTTCGTACTGCATGCCGGGCTGGATGGGCGAGCCTGGCATGGTCTGCTTGGTGGTTTCGGTCGGTCGGGAGTGCTTGGGATCGCGTTGTTCGTTGGGCGCGGCAGGCTTGGGTTGTTCGTTCTGACCTGGCATGGTTGCCATTGGGGTATCCTCCACCGCGGGGATCGCGGTCGGGAGGACAATGCACCAAAGTTCCCGATGTTCAATTTTGAACAGACAGGCTGATTGATTTGGGTAAGGTGGCCCGGATCGCACGGGCCTGCCAGACACCCCCTGGCTGGCGTTTGCCGATCAGAACCGCCGGGTTCGAATGGCGGACTAGGCCAACGGCGGCAACGCGACCGACAACCGAACTACTGGTGGCGCAAGGGGCAGCCAGGCGGTCACCAGCTGTCGTCAACGCAGTACCACATAGCAGGTTCCACGCTGTCACACAATGTGTCGGGTATCCGACGCAACAATATGTGACCAACCTGTGCTATGCTTAATGCATGGCTTCGCACAACGTCTACACGTTCTTTTCGGTCCACAACTGCCTAGACGAGGACTTCGACGCGCCCGACGCCATGGCTGATGCCGAGTTTTGCCGGGGGGTTGTCACCGGCAAGATGGGGCTGCATCCCGATGGATGGGACATCCGCAGTGCGCTGACGGCGGTGATGCCGCAGGGGTTCCGCGGCTACGAGTGGGTGCCGGAGGCTTACCGGCGGCCGATCGCTCGCAGCGCGGCGGCAATTGCGGAGAAGCCCAAGCCGCCGCGGCGCAAGCCGGGGCCGAAGCCGGGGCCTGCCTGGCACCCGCACACACCGGAGCCCGCCGCTGAGGGCACGCTGCAACTAACCTGCGATGTGTGCGAGCGGGCGCGGTTCTGGGGCACGATGAACTATAACCGCAACCGGCCGGTACAAGTGGCGGCAATCCGGGCGCTGGCGCACCAGCACGGCTGGACCAGCATTGCCGGCACCGATCGGTGCCCAGCCTGCTCACAGGCCGTCGCGCCAGAACCCGTAGGCAACGGCGCAGGCGGCAACCAGGGCAATGAACAGCACGCCTAGCGCGGTGATCAGCACGACGACATCGCCGCTCATGGCGCCCCCGCAAATAGGCGCGGCCCGGCGCCAACTTGCGGCAAGCGCCGGGCCGCTAGCGACCGCCGGTTTCTGGAGAACCCGGCGACCGTGTTGGTTATGCCGCTGCTACGTCGAGTGTCTTCTTCTTGCGCCGAGCCGCCAGCAGGCCGAGGCCGGCAAGACCGGCCGCAAACATCGGAAGCGCAGCCGGGATTGGCACCGCCGTCAGGATCGGGACGATATAGAACGACTCGCCGCCGTCCACTGCACCGGACCACGTAGCTTGGAACAGCAGGCGATCGCCGAGGTTGGCGAGGCCGGACAGGTTAAAGCCGGTGATCAGGTAGTCAGCCGAGCCGTTGCCGTTGCGGATGTCCGGCAAAGGCGCTGGATTGGCCAGAGCAAACAGGACAAGGGAGCCGAGCGGCCCGTCGCCCGCTTGATCAAGATCGATCAGCCGGAACTGGGTGAGAACTTCAGACTTCGCCGAGGTCGAGTTGACATCGATCGCCACGCCGAAGGTCATGTTGAGATCGCCTACTCCTGTCAGGAAGTTGACAAGCTGAGTGCCGCTGTAGGCCGTGACGGTCGTGGCATCATCGTTGCCAAAGGCTCCGGTGATGTTGGATGAGAACAGGTTAAACGAAGCGTCGTTGCCTGTGCTGTTAAAATTATTGTAGCCAAAACCCACGGGATTATGGGCCTGCGTCGTGGCGCAGATGATGCAGGGTGCGGATGCCGACTGCGGCACCACCTGATCGTCTGCCAGTGCTTGAACCGTGAGCGTAGCTGCGCTGGCTGGTGCAACTAGGGCCGTTCCCGCCAGCAGGACGGCTGCGAGTAGTAGTCTGTTCATGTGATATCCTCGGGGGGGTGATTTGCCGCCCGCAAATGACAACACGCTGTGGAACAGGTGTCAATTAATGTTAATTGATTAACCTTGCATTGGGTCACGGGGTGTGACAGGTTCTCCTGCCAGTTAGCAGGAGGATAGGTCATGATGATGAAGCGATGTAGGAGGCGGTGATGCCCTACGATCCGCGCATGTTGCAGATGGCCCAGATGGGCGTCGGCATGATGGGCCCGCCGCAGGGTGATCCGTTCGCCCGCAACGCGCCCAAGCCGAAGCAATGGTGGGAACAGCCGTTGCCGCGGAAAATGGGGGAGGCGCCCCAGGATGATCCGGCCAATCCCGACGACCCCAACGCGCCCAAGAAGAAACCGCAGCCGAGCCTGTTGCAGATGCTGATGCTCGGCGGCCAGCCGACCTACAGCGGCACGCCGCGGCCGACCCCTCCCGGCAGCAACCCGTGGGGCTGGCTCGGTGGCATGGGTGGGGGGTACAAATGACTGACACCTATTCGACTATGCCCGACGACGAAACGACCGAAGGGCCGCAGCCTCCGCAGGAAGAAGCCAGCGAGCCCGGCGAGGGCAAGAAGCAATCGCAGGAGGCCGCCAACTACCGCGAGGGCAACCCGCAGCGCAGTTGCGGCCTGTGCGGCCACTTCGACAGCAAGAGCCACAGCTGCGACGTGGTCGAGGGCGATATCTCGCCGTTCGGGTTCAGCGATCTGTACCTGCGGCAGGATAATCCGTTCCGCGAGGGCGAGAAGGAAGGCTTCCAGGGCGGCAAGAAGGTTGCGGCGATCGCGCCCGCGGTTGGGCCTCCCGGCCTGATGGCGATCGGCCGGCAGTCGTATGGCGGTGAGTGATGCGCTTTTTCCTGTTCGCAACGGTGATTGTCGGCATCATCTTCGCTGCAATGTATGAGCCGCCCAAGTACCGGCCGCTCTTTCAGGCCGGCGAAATCATCTGGGATTGTGATCTGCAATCCCTGAAAACAAAACGCGGGGAAGTCATCGCCGATTGCGTTGTGCGATGACCGACGAATTCGAGCGGTGCTGGCCTTGGCTTGAGGCCTCGCTGAACGAATTCGGCGCCACCCACACCAAGGACCAGATCAGGGACGCGATCCGCCATGGCGCGGTGCTGTGGCCGGGCGAGAACGCCGTCATCCTGACCACGATGATGACCTATCCGATCGGCATCCGCTGCTGCAGTGTCTGGCTCCAAGGCGGCGAGCTCGAAGAGCTCAAGGCGATGTATCCCGTGATCGAAAAATACGCCCGAGCGCAGGGCTGCGATTGGATGATTGGCTGGGGCCGTGATGGCTGGCTCAAGGCCATGCCCGGCTGGCAGAGTTGCGGCACGCGACGGAGGAAGATCCTGACATGCTGAGAGTGATCTCGCTCGGCGCCGGCGTGCAGTCGACCACCATGGCGCTGATGGCGGCGCACGGCGAGATCGGCCCGATGCCGGACTGTGCCATCTTCGCAGATACCGGCGCCGAGCCCGAGCACGTCTACGCCAGCTTGGCGCGGCTGATCCCGCAACTACCGTTCCCGGTTCACTCGGTTTCGGCCGGCAACATCGCGGATGACCTCAAGCGCGGGTTTACCACCACCGGCTCGCAGGGCCGGTTTGCTGGTGCGCCGTTTTTCATCAAGCGGATGAAGCAGAACGGCGTCAGCTTTGAAACGTCCATGGGCCGGCGGCAATGCACCCGGCACTACAAAGTGGACGTGCTGGCCAAGAAGCAACGCGAATTGCTGGGTTATGCGCCGCGTACACGCATCCCTGCGGGCGCAATGGAGGTGTGGATTGGCATTTCGCTTGACGAGGCGATACGGGCGCGACCGGCGCGGCAGGCGTGGCAGACCAACCGCCATCCCCTGCTCGAATTGCGGATGACCCGGCAAGCCTGCCTCGATTGGCTGGCCGCCCACGGCTACCCGCTGCCCG